TCCTCTGCGGACCTTCGCTGAAGCGCACCTTCACCGAATACACCCGCTTCAGCACCGGCGCGACCTCGAACGCCCTCAGCATCCGCACGTTCAACACGTCGGCCGAGGCCAAGAAGATCGTCAGCGCTGTGAACGTGTTTGAAGGCGACTTCGGCACGCTCCGTCTGTTGCCCTCGTTGTATCTTCGTCAGAACAACTCCAGCGACACGGCGAAAAACTCGTCCGGCCTCGTGCTCAACATGGACCAGTGCGAAGTCCGCTTCGCCAAGCGTCCGGCCATGCGCGAACTCCCTGACCTCGGCGGCGGCCCTCGCGCGCTGATCGATGCTATCGCTTCGGTCACCTGCTTGGCCCCGCAGTCCCAGGGCAAGTTCACCGCCAACGTGGCGCTCGCAGCCTAATCATTAACCAAGGAACAAACTTAAAATGAAAGTCTACGAACTGCCCTACGAAAGCAAAGCCGCCTTCGGCTACACGCACAAGGTCATCCTCGACCACAACGACCTCACCGACACCGATGACGCCCAGACGATCAATTTGATCCCTGTCGTTGCCGGAACGGTTGTCAAAGCCGCAGCGACAAACCTGACATCCGTGTTTGACAGCTCGGACGCTACGACCATCACCACCACGGTGAAGATTGGTCACAACGACACGACCGCTGACGACGATGCGTTCATCACGTCTCAGGAGTTGAACCCCAGCGGAACCGAAGTGTTCTACAAGGTCAACCCCTCTGCGACCCCGTTCGTGTTTGTGGACGGCACGGCAGCCTCGCCCAAGTATATCCAAGCGGCCTTCGCTTGCACTACTGGCGACAGCCTTGCGGATCACAACACCGGCGAGCTGGAGATCTTCCTCCACATCGCCAACGTCAACGCGCTCTAAGTCAGACCAAGTCTTGAATCACCTGCGGCGTCTCCGGGCGCCGCAGCTTTCAGGATGGCCGACTCACTCTGGACCGGCATCGCCAACGACCTGGGCGATGAGATGGCCCACCTCGTCAAAGAGGAACTCCTCACAGGTTGGAACGCCAAAGCCGTCATGGCCGGCCTTGAGCAGCAGCGCATCGCGCAGGCCAACGAGCGCCTCGAGCAGTGCGCTGTCGAAGGTATCGGCCAGCACACCATGAGCATCGACGCCGATGTCTACTGGGCTTGGGAAAAAACCGAACCCGGGTGCTGGGCCGACAAAGGCTGGCGCGATGACTTCAAGAAGCGCCACCCCGAGACCGCCGTCCACTACACCCCGCGCCGCACCACGGTGCTTGTCCCTTAAATGATCAAAGCACCCGACCGCGACAAAATCTCCGAGATTCTCTCGGACATCGATGAGGCCGACGCCGATGGCAGCGGCTACGTCCAGCGCAAGTTAAGGAACTGGAACACCAGATTTTGCATCTGGGCCGGCCAGACCGACGACGGCCGCAAACACCAAGAAGCCCTCGGCAAGCGCCCATTCCCATGGGACAAAAGTTTAGATTCTCGCGTGCGCATGGCCGACACCATCGTCCGCGACCACGTTGCCATGCTGACCAACGCCTTCTTCAAGGCGCGCGTCCAGGTCCAGCCCGTCGAGTCCATGGACATCGACAAGCGCAGCGCCGCGGAGTCCGTCCTCAAGTGGCTCCTCTTCCAGCACGTCCTTGATGATCTCCGCAGGGAAGTGCAACTCGCCGCAAACTTCCGAGAGACCTACGGCCTCGCCGTCATGGCCGTCGATTGGATCAAGACCACGCGCACCGAGATCAAGAGCTTCAGCATGGAAGACGCCATGATGATGCTGCAGGAGTCGCAAGATCCGAATCTGCAAGCCCTGCTCGAAGTCGTCCTTGACCCCGAGCAAGAAGAACTCGCCGCCCAGCTCATGGGCGAAGTCATCCCAGAACTCGGCAGCACCGCCAAAGTCCGCGCCTTCCGCGAAAAAGGCTTCGTCGAATGGGAGCAGCCCTACGTTTTTGAAAGCCGGCCCCAGTGGACCGCGCTTGAGCCTTGGGAAGACATCATCTTCCCCGCCCAGACCTACTCATTACAGCGTGCCGCGTTCGTTGCCCGACGCGAGCTAATGACCGAACCGGAGTTGCGCGAACGTGCCGCTGTCGAGGGTTGGGACGACAAATGGGTTGAGCAAGTCGTGGAGAAGAAAGGCGACATCCGCCGCATCTCACTGAACCTCCACCGCAGCGACCAGTTCCTCTACGACCATCAAAGGGACATGATCGAGATCTGGCACGTCTACAGGAAGGAACACGACGACCGCACCAAAGCGATGCGCGTCACCCGCACCGTCCTCAGCTACCACGTTCCTGACCGCACCGCCGTCCACGACATCCTGCCCTACGCCCACGCGCTCTATCCCTTCGTCGAGCTGCCCCGCGAGCGCGCCTCACGCCCCATCTTGGAGTCCCGCGGCGTGCCAGAGATCGTCCAGACCGCCCAGGAAGAAGTCAAAATCCAACGCGACATGCGAGGCGACCGCGCCAGCATCGTCACCTTGCCCCCGCTCAAAACCCCCGCCGCGCGCGGCAAGATGGACCTCATCATGGGACCGGGCGTGCAGATCCCCGAGCGCCGCCCCGGCGAGATCACTTGGATGAACCCGCCGCAGCCTGACGCCGGCAGCATCGAAGTTGAGATGTCCATCCGCAACGACGTGGACAACTACTTCGGCCGCATCAGCGAGGCCGTCCCGCCGCAACGCTACATGCTGCACACCCAAGAGCTGGTCGATTCGTGGCTCCTCGACATGAAGCTCTGCCTCGTCCAGACGCTCGCTCTTTGTCAGCAGTATATGACCGCGGAAGAAGTCGCCCGCGTCACCGGCAACCCCAATCTCCCGCTCACCGCCAGCCCCGCCGACATCCGCGGCCGCTTTGATGTGACGTGCGAGTTCGATGCCCGCAACTTGGACAGCGAAGCCCTCGCTGCCAAAATGGATTTCTACGCGAAAGTGTTGGTCCCGCTTGACCAATTCGGCGTGGTGGATCGCGCAGGGTTAATCAAGGTCATGGCCCAAGCCGTGGACCCAAATCTCGCTGGCATTCTCATCAAAGACATCGGCCAAGCCACCGCAGCCGAGCAGGAGGACGAGCAAGGCGCCTTCGCCAAAATCGCCGCAGGCACCGAACCCCCGCTCAAAGAAGGCGGCCAAAACGCCCAAGTCCGTCTGCAAACCTTGCAGCAAATCATTCAAAGCAACCCCGCCGTCCAACAGCGCTACGCCCAAGACGAAATCTTCCGCAGCATGATCGACGCGAGAGCACAAGCCTTCCAGTTCCAGTTGCAACAGCAACAAAACGCCGTCATCGGCCGCACCGGCGCCCAACCCGCGCTGCAAAAGATGCAGCAAGACCAGCAACTCGGCATGGCTGCCGCGCCAGCGGCCTAACACTCACTCAGGTTTCAAGTTTCAGACCTCATCCCTCTTTGCCCCATGCATCCGAACATTAACGTCCGCAACGTCGCCGGATTAAACATCCCGCAGCACGACTATCTCTCGATCAGCTACTACAGCAGCACGAACAACATCCAGACCGTCACCTACAAAGAAGGCGGCAGCGGCGGCCAAACAGTCGCCACGCTGACCTTCTCCTACACGACAAACCCGCCGACCACCGACGACGCCTCGCTGGCTTCCGTCACCCGCTCTTAAATCTCCAATTTCTAATCTCAAATGCCTTGGACGTTTAATCCCTTCAGCGGCACGTTCGATCAAAAAGGATCGGGCGGCGGCGGTGGATCGTCGTATATCGATGGCGAGGTAGCCGCCTACGCAGACCTCCCGCTCGACGGAACGGCCCCGCTCAACAGCGCATGGCTAGTGCGCAGCAGCTCGGGAATATGGCCGTTCAACAAGCCTGCGGGCATCTACTATCGTTCAGCCACCCTCGGCGTCAGCCGCGATGCCGACTATACATACGGAGGCACGCTTGGTGACGTTTTCTCCGACTCCGTCTTCCTCCTGTATGACGAGGCTTCAACAACCCGCACCGGACAATTCAACCTCGGCAACATCACCGCAGGCCAGAACCGCGTGCTCACTTGGCCCAACACCAACGGAACCATCGCGCTGACCGGCCAACTCACCGACACCCAAATCTTCACCGCCAACGGCACTTGGACAAAACCCGCAGGGGCCAAGATGTTGCAAGTGGAACTCGTCGGCGGCGGTGGTGGTGGCGGCGGCGGGCGGCGTGGCGCGGCAGGAACCGCACGCGGTGGCGGCGGCGGCGGTGCAGGCGCAGGACACACAGTTTTGCTTATTGATCCCGATTCTCTCGGCGGAACAGAAACCGTAACGGTCGGCGCTGGCGGCGTGGGCGGCACTGCTGCGGGCAACGACACCAACGGCGGTGCAGGCGCGGCGGGCGGCGACACCACTTTTGGTCCACTAAAAGCCTTCGGCGGCAATGGTGGCGCAGGCGGCAACAATACCGCACAAGCTGGCGGTGGCGCATCAGCTTCCGTCCGTGGATTCATCATCAACTCATCACACAGCACAGCCGCAGGCGGTGGTGGTGGCTATGAGGCAACGTCAGCAGGCGCAGGAACGGGATCGTCCTCTTCAGGAAATATCTGGCCTGCAAGTGGCGGTGGTGGTTCACGAATTACGTCAGCCAATGCTGTAAGCAGCAGTGGCGCAGGCGGGGCGATCGGTTCAGGCAGTGGCGGCATCAATCCGCATGTTGTGGCTGGAGGCGCTGCGCCTAGTGCTGGTAGCAAAGGCATTGCAGGTGGCCGTCTTGGCTTCATCGGCGCGGGTGCCAGTGGTGGGCGCCAAGGAAGCGCAGGCGAAGGTGCCGAAGGCGGCGATGCAATTTTGGGCGGCGGCGGTGGTGGTGGCGCTGGCGCAACAAACGACGCAGGCGGATCAAACGCAGGCGGAAAAGGCGGCGACGGCATCGCCGTCATAACAACCTACTTCTGACCATGACCGAGAAATACGCACTTTTAGACGAGCAAGGCGGATGGCTGGTCAACACCGTCCTTTGGGACGGCGACACCGCCAAGTGGCAACCGCCCACCGGAACATCCGTCGTCCGCTTGGCCGACATCGACCTCGCCACGCTTCCGCCCGCACCGGCACCGGAAGCCGAACCGATCACCGCCGAAGAACACCTCAAATCCGTCGGCCTCGGCGGCGAACGCCAGCCCACGTTGCTTTATCTCCGCCAGTCCCTCGCCGCCGCCGGCCAGCAAAGCCCCGAACTGGACGCCATCGAGC